CTCTCGGGTCAAAGCGGTCGTTTGTTCCGTTGGTGAACTCGTTGGGTTCTCCGAAAGGGAGCTTGCTCACCTGGTCGCATGGCCGTGCCCGCATCCAGACAGTCTGGGCGGCGCGTGCGAACTCGTGCTCATCTTTCATTTAAACCACGCGCCGATTGAAGAGATCGGCGTCGCGTTGATGAAAATGCAATGGGAGCATCCCGACAAAGTCCAGATCATATGGAAGAATGAGGACATGGACGGGTACCAGATTGTGAATGCGAGCAAGTGCAATCCCGAAAGATGGGATGCTTGACGAAGGGAAGGTGTGAGGATGCCAATCGGACTCGCTATCTGGTTCGCCTGCGCCGCCCTCACCGCCGTCTATGGCATGTGGTGCCGGAGAATCCCGCCTCTAAACGCGGATATTTCGCGGGGATGGCCAAGAATTAGGACTATGCCCACGGCCAAGGATGCGTTTTACAGCTTCCGAATTGAGGATGAGCCTCCGAAGCTGTATATGGTCGAAATGCTGCTCAAGGAGGTTGTTCCACATGCCTAAGCCGTTCGCGGACTCATGAATAACGTTCATAAACCGGACCGTTCTTCCCTGTTTCTTAGAGGTGCCGCCTACCTCTTCCACCGCTCCCCAAGCAAGCTGCGGGACGCCGGGCGAGTAGGCACCGACCACTTCGGCGATTGAACGTCCGGCTTCGGAGCTGGGGGCGGGGCACCAAACGCAACGCCCTCGAAGGCGTCGGCGGCTAGGCTCGCGTAGCGCATCGCATCCATGCTGTGGTCGTTAATTCCCTTGGGTTCCTCTTTGGGGGCGCGGTCCTCTTTGGGAGGTTCCCACACGTAGGACACGATTTCCTCCATGAGCCCGATCGGCAACTTCTTCGCCTCAAGCGTTGGGCATCGCTCGACAAGGGCCGACCTCAGCACGAACAGTCTGGGCTTGCCGTCCTTCTGGACTTTGAGGCGGTTCTTGACGGACTCGATGCCCCTGAGCACGGCCTTTTCGGCGGCTGTGCAGCCCACACCGGCCCGCTGGAGCGTCACCATGCCCTCGGCGTTCTCGGGATCGGCCACGGTCACAAGGTCCTTGCCGGGCCTGTTGGTGCCCGCGATAAACGGCGCGTGCTCTGCCGTGGTCTTCTCGCAGAGAACTCGCTCGCGGAACAGGTACATTCGGCCGTCCGGGTCTCTCGCCCACCACTGGCAGACGAACGGGTTGGTGAACCCGAAGTCGATAGAGCGGATAATCCGCCAGCCCGGATCGGTTTCCCACCCTGCGGGCAAGGCATCAACAACGTGGACGTTCTGGTCCCACTCTTCGTAGATCATGCCCTCCGCGCCGCACCACTCGCCGTCAAGCAGGCGACGGCGACGGTAGCCGGTGAGGCGTTCGAGCACGTTCTGGACGTACGCCACACCGTCTGGGGTCCATTCCTGGCGGTCCTCGTCCCAGAGGTACGGATTGTCCTTGTGCTTTGTCTTGAAGCGGGCCGCGCCCCTCTGCCCTACGAAACGGCGGTTGATCCAGTGCATCGGGGAATCGGGGTTGACCTCGATTCGGATCTGCTTGAAGGGCATCTTCGACTTGCCGCGAAGGGTGCGGAACAGGCGTTCGTAGCTGTCTTCGGGCACGTCGGTAGCCTCAAAGATCGTCACCGTGTCGTACTCGCCGGAGTAGGTCCGTTCGGGACGGTCAAGCCCGGCCACTACGACACGAGAGCCGTTTGGGAAGTCGTACGAACGCCGGTTCTCTCGGCTTGGGCCGTTTGCCACGATGGGGTGATTCTCTCCCAGGGCCTGCTCGAAGGACTTGAGAACCGTCTCGGACATGTCGGCGCGGACTTGGCGGGTGTAGAGGTGCTGCGAGCCCGGGGCCGCGTTGCAAAGGGCAATGGTGCGGAGGTGGTCGGTCCAGGTCTTCCCCGTGCCCGCCGGGCCCTCGATCAGCACTTCGGGCTGGTTGCAGTGGAAGACCTCTTTCATGATGCCTTGGAGCTTCATGCGAACGAGGTGGGAATTCGATTGCTGGGGGGGGCTTGATCTTTGATCCACAAGGGATGGTATAATGAGAACTGATGCAAGACGCTACGGTCATCAATTCCGTTGATGGGTCTGGGATGGTGGTTCCCAAGGACGCCGCGATCTGGGACATGATGACGGCCGGGCGAGAGATTCGCGACGCGAGGAACTTGCGTGATTTGCACGTCGCCAACGGCAAAGAGCGGCTTGCAAAATTCGGCGCGGGCCTCCGCAGAGGGTGGAAGACTCAGGTTGACGACTATGTGAACTTCCCGTACCTGTTCTACCAGAACACGCGGGCGGCGATGGTCTACAACAACCCGAGGTTCAAGGTGTCTTCACGGGCCCCGATGCTCGATCGCCAGCAGATCATGGTGTCTACGGCGATGCTGAACCGCTGGGCGCTGGACACGCGATTGTCCGAGATTCTGGCCCGGGCGTGGTTTGACATCTCGATCGACGGCTTTGCCGTGGTGTGTGTCGGGACCGAGGAATACGGCGGTCCAACGCTGCGGGATCTGATGGGCCACGCGGGCATGGACATAGACGCCGAGTATGACGCGGCGATATCCGGACAGCTCGATGCCCCGGCCCTTCGCCCGTACGCCGAGAACATCGACCCCGGCGACGTTTTGTTTGATAGCCGGGCAACGCACTGGCGCAAGGCCCGTTGGGCCGGTCACACGCAGATCATGACCCATACCGAGCTGCTTGAGCAGGGCGTGGCCGAGGCGGACGTTCTCAGGCTCGCGGCGGACCAGACGGACTGGTACAAGCGGAACAAGGGCGAGCACGTTAGCGGGCAGCGGCTCAATCGCGGAGAGTACCTTGTGGCGTGGGTGTGGCGTCGCCAGACGAACACGATTCACCTCTATGGGTTCCGCGCTGCCTCGTTGGATGAAGACCCGATCGAGCTTCGTGAGCCAAGGCCGTACAAGGGGCACCGCGACGGCCCCTACGTGATGATGGGCGTCTGCTACGTTCGCGGGCAGATCTTCTTCATGAGCCCGCTGGCCCCGACGGACAAGATCAACACGGAGCTGGACAAGCACCGTGGCCAGATCATGCAGGACGCGGGTTCGGCAAAGCGGATCCTCATCACGAAAGACCAGCAGCTTTCCGAAGCAGTCGAGAACGGTCTGAACAACACGGTGTGGGCGTCTTCGTCGTACGAGAAGGGCTCGACTGAGGTGTTCGAGTGGGGCGGCCCGCAAGAGGCGAACATCTTGCAGGCCGAGCGGCTTGAGTTTGAGCTTCAGCGCGTTGGCGGCGTGTCGTCTGTGTCCCAAGGACAGGTGGGAACGGGCGACACGGCTACCGAAGTGGCCGAGGCGTCGGCGCGGCTGGATACTCGGCTTGCGGTGATGCAGTCGGAATTCAGGCGCGGCGTGGTGGATATCGCCGAGCGTGCCCTTGAGCACATGCTGTTTGACCCGCAGGTGCGTTCGATCGGCACGATGACGGTGAACGGGGTCGAATCCGATCACGTCTTCATGGGCGGCGATCAGGACGACATGACGTTCAGGGAGCGTCTGAGTCTTGAGGTGGTGCCGTACTCGTCAGAATTCGTCTCGAACGAGCAGCAGAAACAGCGGGCCCTCGAACTGATCGACTTTGTTCGTGCGTTTGTCGAGTCTGTGAAGGCCCAGCCGATCGGGATTGACTGGCAGACCATCTGGCAGATCGCATCGGATGCGAACAACTGGGGCGAGTACGCGGGCCAGATTGTGGACGTTCGGGCGATCATCGCACAGGCGCAGCTTGAAATGGAGATGGGTCTGGCCGCCCCCGGCGCGCCCGGCGGTGGTGGGGGTCCGCCCACACAGAAGCCCAAGCAGGGTCCGGCGGGTTCCGACGTGGTGAGCCGAATGCGATCGACCGCATCGAGCCTCGGGAAGGTGGCGTCCACATGATGCCCAAGATCGAGTTCATCGGACCCATCGCTCTCCCCGGAGAAGACGGAAAGAGTGTTGTGTGGGCCTCCGTGTTGTTCGATCAAACCTATGGATATCAGCAGCAGCTGATTCTGACTCGTACAGAGGCAGACCGATACGTGGCAGACCCAAACTACAGACGTGCCGCGCAAGAGATTCTTGCCAATGACTAGGGGCGTGGATTCTCCCAACACCTTTTCAAGGAGTATGCGGAGAAAGCGGGTGAAACGGCATGATCTACAGGTACCGCAGCGACAGCGGCGACATTCACGAGCGGGTCCAGTCGATGCGGGATCCCGTGCCCGAGACGGTGACGGTCGAGGGCGTGAAGTACGTGCGGATTTGGGAGTGCGCGTACGCGGGCGTGAGCAGGCTGAGCCCGGACGCGAAACACTCGGTGGCGTGGACTCCGGGCGGTCCCCCAGAGGCGGCCCCTCTGGGCGTGGACGGACGATCGAAGTGGAAGGAATCGGTCTTTAACGGACACAAGGTCCGCGACTATGGGGATGGGACGTACTCGACTCTGAAAACGGGCGTGCCGTGGATTCACAACGAGAAGTCGAGGCATCAGCGGAAACAGCAGTTTGGTGCAAAGGAACCGGGCGAATGACGAAGTTTGTGGATTTCTGGGATGTTGACCGCGATCAGGCCAGGCCTTACGTGGGGTTGATTACCGAGAGGTTCGACGATGGGACGGCGGATGTTGTGGTGTTCAACCGCAGCAAGGACGCGGAGTACCCCGACGTGGTGCGGCGCGAGACGGGCGTCCCGATTTTGGTTGACTTCAAATACGCCGATCCGAAGGTGGTGAACTGGACACACCGCAAGTTCGTGGCGGTCGAGAAGGGCGGGAAGTAAATGGGCGAAGAGAACACGCAGGTTCAGGCGGCAGAGACTCAGAAGCCCGTGGAGATTTCCCCGGCGGACGCCTTCCTTGCCAAGCTCGAAGAGCAGAGCAAGGCCGGGAACACTGTGCCCGATCCGAAGTTCGCGCAGGACAAGGCGGAAGACCCCAAGGGCGAAGAGGGCCAAGAGACGCCCGCGAAGGAAGAGCCGAAAGAGGTCAAGGCTGAGGCGGTTGCCCGGCCCGAACCGCTCAAGGGCGAGGCCCGCGACCACGCCAAGGCGTTGTTGCTGCGGTCGGGTTTCACCGACAAGGCGATGGTTCACATGGACGACGCGGACATCACGAAGCACGCCAAGCGTGCGGCGTTGTCGGCGATGCGGCAGTCGGGCGAATACAGCCCGGAAGAGCTGAAAGAGTGGGAGAGCAAGCCGGACGGGCTGCTTTTCTGGAAGGGCGCGAAGATCAGCAAGAAGCAGGCTGACATCGCAAAGATGGTCGGTTCTCGCGGAAGCGAGAAGCAGCGTACTATTCAGAACGGGAGGACTCAAACGAGCCCCAACCCGACGCGGGACGGAAACCCCCGCGTAGAGAAAGCGGCGAGCGAGCCTCAAGGGGCGGACCCGCTGGCGTTTCTCGGAGATGACGCCATTTTCCTGAGTGATACGGCGAAAGCCGAATTGCTCAAGAGACTTGGCGTAAAGGCTGAGCCGCCCGAGGCCAACCCGGTTGTTGAGGTAAACCCTCACACCGTGGAGCTTACAAGGCGCGTCTGGGCTGAATCTCTCGCAGCGGTAGAGGAAGAATTCCCCGACATCGGGGAACACTACCGGGCGGTGCAATCCGAGGCGAATGATTCGGGACTCACGGACGAGAACATTCTCGATCTTGACGAGGACAGCCGGATCAAACTCGTTCGTCGGGCCGCTGAGAGTGTCGGACTGACACCAAAGCCGAAGCCCGAACCACGCAAACAACCGATCACGCAGAACGGCGGCATTCCACGCCCCGGCGGCCCCAAGGCCCCGCAGCGGCAGCTCACGGACAGGGAACGCGAAGAGGCGGCACTTGCCGCCGCGACTCGCGGGAAGAGCACAAGCGAACGCCGCGCGATCTTCGAGCAGTTGACCGGACATCAGTGAGTATCGGGTGAGGCCCGGAGCCTCCCCCAATGGCAGAATTCACGACCAGCAGCAACAGCACATTTGGCGATTACATCAACTTTCGTCTTCCCGATTACAACCGGAAAGACAAGATCAAGGACGAGACGCAGCTCCAGAACTACGCCCTGAGCCTCATGATTTCTCAGGGCCGTGCGGAGACCGAGAAGAATCTGGGCGCGGGCGAGCCGTGCGTTGACTACGTGCAGCTTGATACCGACGACTCGGGCGGGTACATCCAGCCCGGACAGGACCGTTCGCTCGTTCGCAACGCGACCACCACGCAGATCGTGGCGGGCCCGCGTTACGTCGAGCACTCGGGCTATTGGACCAAGGCCGAGGTTCGCGTTACAAACGACCCGTCGAACCGCATCAAGAACCTTGAGCAGCGGTTTGTCAGGCGTCCCCGCGCGAATCACTTCAACTTCATCGAGCAGCAGCTTTGGAAGCCCCCGAGCGCGTCGATGGAAGTCGTCGGCGGCATTCGGGCACCGATCATCTCGATTCCGACGATCATTTCGGAAGAGGTGAACGGCGCGGCGACCGGCGCAACCACGGTGCTCGGCATCAACCCGGCCAGCAAGTCCCGTTGGCGTCCGGTGCGGATGACGTACGACGCGGGCAACTGGACAGACCCGCTGACGGGTCTTCGGGCGTCATTCCAGAAGATGGCCGGTTCCTTGAACTTCGCCCCGGTCGCACAGGGCGAGGCGATGAACTTCGAGACCAGCGAGACGAACTACCGATTCATCGCGACCAATCTCGACGGCATCAACATGTACGCGGGAATGCTGACGACCCTGAACCAAATCATGCCCAAAGCGCAGGATCCGTCGTACACCGGCCCCTCGTTCTTCGGGCACGCCCTCATCTACATCCCCGCGTTGGACTCGGCTCTCCTGAATTCGCAGGACGGCACGGCGTACACGTCGGCGTGGCCGACCGGAAAGCCCCGTTTCTACTGGGTTGACCCGAAGTACCTCTACCTCAAGTACGACCCGCAGGAGTTCATCACGCAGACGGAGGTCATGTCTGGCTCGGCCGAGGGCAAGCCGGACGTGGAGATCTTCTACATCCGTTCGCGTATCGCGATGTTCACGCACTCGCGCCGTATGCTCGGCTGCATCTGCCCCAAGCGTTCGGACGAGTAATCAGACCAATCGGCGGCATCGGGTTCGCCCGGGTCGCTTCAAAGGAACGAAAGCATGACAGCTTCAATCAATCGTGGCGACGGCAAAGACTTCCGGCGTCAGAGTCTCATCAACCGCACGGGCGGCACGCTCACCAAGGGCAAGATCGTTACGCGAAACTTCGCGTTCGCCGCAACGTCCGGGCAGGCAATGGTGGGCATCACGCCCACGACCGAATCGGACGACGCGGCGGGTTACATCATGTCGGCCGCGATCACCCCGACGGTCGAGTCTTCGGCCCGATGGGTCGGCATTGTCGAGAACGACAGCGTGGCCGACAACGAGAACTTTCAGGCGATCGAGGAAGGTGAGTTCGTGGATGCGTACGTGGCCGACGGCACGAACGCGGGCGAATTCCTCATTGCAACGACCACCTCGTCCGAGCTGACTCCGTACACGCTGACCGAGCTGACCACGCTCGGCACGACCGGCGACACCACCGCCGAAGTCATCGGCGTGATCGGCATGGCGATGGAGGCCAACTCGTCCGGCGCGGCTGCTCTCAAGAAGATCAGGTTGTGGGGTCGCAACCCGAATCTCGTCACCCGCACGTAATCACTTCCCCAGGCTCGTTCTCGCCTTTACCGGCGGGGGCGGGTTTATGCTCGATCGTTCGGCACTCTACGGGCTCATGCGATCCGCGATCGGCGGCGGCAATCCCTCGACTGGGATCACGCTCGAGAACGCGCTCGACTTCGCGGGCATGGAGCTGATGAACCGGCATCCGTGGCCGTGGAAGCTCAATGTGTCGGTGACACTGAGCCCGGTGGGCGGTCAGGACTACATCGATCTGCCGGACAACTTCGGGGTGTTGCGGTCGGTCGCGAGCACGGACGGAGCGATTGTTCCCTGCACGATCGAGCAGATTCACCGGATGCGTGAGTCGGACACCGTGCCAGGGGGGTGCTGGTATGTGGCGGCGTACCTCTGGACATCGCAGGCCACGGCGGATGCGGTCCCGACGCCAAGGCTTGAAATCTACCCGACGCCGGAAGATTCGAGCACGCCGACGCTGAGCGTGGTGTATGACAGGCGATGGGTTCCGCTGGACTCAGACACCTCTGTGCCGGACATGCCGGAAGAGATGCACGAGGCGTTGGCGGAACTGGCACGCCTCAAGATATTTGACTTGCAGAGCTACCCCGATCGCGGCGACCCGTCGCGTGCCGAGGCGGCGATTTCGAGGGCGTGGAAGTTCTTTGGCGGGACACAGCATCGGATGGGGACGGTGACGGGCGGGGCTCTGTCCCGCGCGTCGGTGACGTGGGTGGACGAGAGGCCCACGGCAAGGGTGGTGTTATGAGCCATTTCAACCGGGTCAAACCCGGGCGTCATCCCGCGAAGGCCGAAGCCTTCGCGGGGTATTCGGGCGAGTGCCCAACCGCCACGGGTCGGTAATCCCAGTCTCTTTGAGAAGGAAAGCTCATGTCGTACGCAAACACAGTTTTGGCCCTTCGCGACACCGCCTATCAGATCCTTGCGCCGACAACGGGCAAGACCTTCTGGGTGGACAGCGCGACCGGATCGTCCACCGGGCCGGGGACCAGCCCCAAACAGCCGTTCAGAACGATCGACGCGGCGATCGCGTATTGCACGGCGAACAAGGGTGATCGGATCATGGTGATGCCCGGGCACGTCGAAACGGTGTCCACCGCAAACGGGCTTGATTTCGACGTGGCCGGTATTCAGGTGTTCTTCCTCGGGCACGGCTCGAACCGGGCGTCTGTCAACATCACGGCGACGGCGGGCACGATTCGCGTGAACGCAAACGGCGTGTATATCGAGGGAATGCTCGTGACGGGCGGCATTGACGCCGTGGCGTTGTGCATCGACGTGAACGGGAAGACCGACTGCACGTTCCGCGATCTTCGCTACCGCGACGTGACGGGCCAGTGTACGGTGTTCTTCAAGGCCGCGAACAACTCGGACCGCCTGACGATCGACGGCGTGAGGTACCTCGGCGATTCTGCGGCTGGTACGACTGCGGCGTTCCAGTTCGACGGGTGCGACGATCTGGTCTTCCAGAACTTCGACATCGTGGGCAACTTCGGCACGGCGGCGGTCAACTTCATCACGACCGCCAGCGCGCGCGTTCGCATCAACGCCGGTCCGACCGGCTCGTTCATCTGGAATCAGAACTCGGCCGACGTGTGCATTCTCGACACGATCACCGGATGCACGGGCAACATCAATGCGACCGGCGGCTTGTCGCTGCGGCTCACCGACAACGCGGCCAACATCACCGAGGCGATCACTGGGGCGACGTTCGCGGTGTTCGACAACGTGTGGGTGTGCAATCTCGCAGGCGAGAAGGCCATGCTCATCAACTGGACGGCTTCGACCGACGCCTAACCAGTTCCTTTCGCTGGGTCGCCGCCTTCCACAGCGGCGGCCCGGTTTATGTCAGGCTCTCCGATCGACTTCCCGCCCCCGGTCAAGGGCATAGACCAGAGCCTTCCCGCAAGGTCTCAGGCCGATTTGACGTGCCCGGACGGGCAGAACATGAGGGGAAACCCGTCGTCGTCGGAGACTCTGACGGTCGGCAAGCGGGACGGGTACGTGTCGGCGTTCACGAACGCGGCGGGCAGCGGGTCCGGGCAGCGAATCACCGGCCTTTGCACCGCGCTCCGGGCGTCGTCCACGAGCCCGACCACGACAGGAACGTATCGCCCGGTGGTTGAACGCTGGTCCGGGTACGACATCTCGACGCCCTACAGCGGCTACAACATCGGCACGAACCTTCGCGGAAAGTACGTGAGGTTCAGCCGGAAGATCAGCGACTACGGATCGAATGGCTGGCAGGGCTCGACTGTTCCGCCCAACAAGTCGATTGTGCTCGTGGCGTCTGGAAGTTCGTTCACGGTGACTCACATCTCGGCGATCACGAACTTTTCGGACAGCTACGGGGTTGGGCTCGCGTCGTCCTACGGCACGAGCAACGACATGGCGTGTCAGGTGTACGCCTATCCGCGAGCAAGATCCGTTGACTTCGTGGACTGTCACAACGTCGGGCCGTTTGTGCGTGGAACGCCGTCGTCGGGATACTTTGTGTGGGCGTATCTTGAGAGGACGGCCGAGAATCAGGTGCGTCTTGTCATCGAGGCTGTGGAGGGTGCGGGCGTTACGACGATCGCGCAGGGCGACACGATCGACCTGCCGGGAAGCCCGACACTCTCGAATAACTGTGTCATTCGCCTGACCGCAACATCGAGCGGCGTTGAGGCAAGGCTTTCATGGGCGGACGTTCTGGGAACCGAAGAGGTGCGGGTGTCTTCGGCGAGCGTGCGGGGCGCAAAGACCGCGTACGTCGGGTACAACACGCTGGCGGTCTCGACGTTCCGGGCGGGCGAGGTAGTGACACAGGCGACAAGCGGGGCGACCGGCATTGTGTTGGAGGACGTGACCAGCGGCACCGATGGGTTCCTGATCCTGTGGGTGACGAGCGGAACGTTCGACGCTTCGCACGGTCTGACGGGCGGGACAAGCGGGGCGACGGCGACGGCCGATGAAACAAGAACGTGGGACAATCAGCAGGCGGGTTGGTACTTCAAGAATCCGGGGACAAGCTACCCCGGCAGCGAGCCGGGCTACTTCCGCCAGATTTCCGGCATGGACTTCTCGGAGCTTGTCCCGCCCGACCCGGAGGTGATCGCCGAGATTCAGGGGACGCAGACGGCGGTAGGCATTTCGAGGTACTACGTGCCGCCGAACTGGCTCACGGTGGACATTGACTACACGATGGGGATCAACGGAATCTACAAGATCGTCGGAGGTACGACCGGGTATTCCACGGCGACGGCTCCCCGTGCGCCGGTCATCGACGACACGCTTGACGTGGTGTACGGGCCGAATACCGATCGGTCGAACAGGACGGGCCTTGCCACGATCGAGGTGTGGCACGGATCGGCACCGAGCGAGCACTACGAGATTGAATTCACGCCCAGAGATTCAACGGACAACTGGGAGTGCGGCGCGGTGTTCTGCTTGGAGAACGTCTACTAATGGCATTGTACAGCATCAGCACGGGATCTGTACCTAGCGCGGCCGGACATGCGATCGAGACGGGCGGTTCGCCTTTGCGCGGGCTCAAGGTGATCGTGTCGTGCAAGAGGACCGCTGTTGAGACGGGCATCAACCAGACGTACATCCTCAACATCAAGCTGTACGAACTCGACGGGAACGCGGGCACGCTCCACACGCTTCTGGACGAGAAGCAGCTCGACGTGGACGACACGACGCTCAATAACACGGACGCCCTGCTTCCGGCGTTGGCGATTGAGACGAAGATCAGGTACAAGTTCGTCCCGTACGACAGCACGAGCAGCACGACGATTGCGCAGACGGGTTGGATCGAGGTCTACCTCAACGGGATTTGCGTGGCCCGCCTGAGCCCCAAGAACAGCATTCACCCAAACAGCTCCGGCGTCAGTTGCGGCGGCGACATTACCGTCGCGAGCGCGAGCAAGTGGCACGCGATCTGCTTTGACGGCGGCGCGAACACGACACCCACGGGGTCAACGTCCGGGCTCCCATGCAAGGCAGGATCGGCGCGGTTCGTCAGGCCAGCGGCATCAGTCACCCCGCCGACGAATCCGGGCAAATCGGACATCGTGGCGTTCACAAGCGGGCAGGTGGACGTGGGCACGCTCGGCGTGGACACGACGCTCTCGGCGTGTACCGCCACCGCAACGGCTCCGCTTGGTCGCGAGGTTCAGGCGTGCTCGATGCTGACGACGATTTCGGCGATCAGCGCAAGCCCGCGCACGTACGTGTTTACGATGGACGGGGCAAATCCGAGGATCATCGACCCGATCGGGAAGACGATCAATTCGTGGACGAACACGGCGGGTGTGTCCCCGCTTGAGACGTGCCGGATCATTGGGGTGTGGAGGGGCCGGTTCTTTGTCGCGAACTATGACAGCAACCCCACATACTGGGCACTGTCGAAGATCGTGCGAGCGAGCAACGACGCGACGGCAACGGACTTGTGGACGACCGGAGGAACGGACGCGACGCGGGCGTTTGCGGGCACGGCATCCGACAGCCCGGGCCGCCCGGCAACGGCGATTACGGCGTTTGCGGAGCTGGACAACGGCCGGGCGTTCATGGGGTGTGCCGGGGAGTGCTTCATCTTCGACGGCGACCCCGGGTATGGCGGGCGTCTGCTCAAGGTGTCGGACTCGACGGGCTGCCTTGGCCCAAGGGCGTTCTGCTTCGACGAAAGCGGCAACCTGTATTTCATGGGTCCGTCCGGCCTGTTCATGATTGAGAAGGGTGGCTTTGCCCCGATCAACGTGAGCGGGAATCAGATCCCCCGCGTGCTGAACAACGTGGACACTTCGACAACACAGGTTCAGCTCGCGTACGACGCGCTCAGGCGGACGCTGATGGTGTTCCTGACGCCGAGGGACGGCGTGACGGTGGGAACACATGTGGCGTATGAGACGGCAAGGAAAGCACCGTGGAAGGACGTTCTGCCTGTTCGGTTCGGCCCGACTGCGGTTTGTCAGATTGGTGGAGAGGCCCCGAATGATCGTCGGTACCTGATCGGCGGGCAGGACGGGAAACTCCGCAGGCCGATCCTTGACGTTCGCAGCGACGATGGGGACGCGGTGGATTGCTGGATCAGGTACCCGACCGTCGAGATTCAGAACGGTACGCGGCGACTGATGGTGATGCGATTGGAGGGGGTCGGGTACACCGGAACCGGCCCGGCCGAGTGGCAGATCAGAACGGCGGACTCGGCCGCCCAGCTTCAAGCCCAAACCGTTGACAGTGATCCGGCGGTTTCTGGAACGTGGTTCTCGGAACAGAGCGGGTTTCAGACCCCGCAGAACATCCGGCAGGCTGGCGGTGCCGCCCAGCTTGTGGTTCGTCAGGTGTCGTCCACGGATACGCTGGTGATGGAGCGAGCGGTGATGTTTGTAGACGACGTTGGACCAAGGAGAGTGTGATGGCTGGCGACGAGTATGCACAGTACGGGGCATTGGCGTTGGGCGGGTTGAGTGCCGGACTTGGGGCGTTGCAGGACAAGCAACGCAAGAAGCGGGCGGCCGAACTCCGCAAGATGATGTTTGAGCAGATCGACGCGGGCGCGAGCAACGCATTGGGTCAGGTTGCGCGAGGGGCGCGGTTGGCCTCCGGGAACGCGGCCCAATCTGCGATCAACAGCGGGTTCTATAACTCGACCGTGGCCAGCGATGCGGCGTCGGGAGTGACGCAGGCGGCCGCCGGTCAACTCGGCGATATCGCGGCGAACGCGGGCAGGGCGAAGGCACAGGCCGCGTATGACACGTTCGACACGGGCGGCGGCGTCGATCTTTCCGGTGCCGGTCAGGCGTTGGGGTACATGCTGGCAAGCAGGCCGGACGGCGGGAACGAGACGACAACGGCCGGTGGGGCGTCGTCATCGGCACCCGGAAAGCCGTCGCCGATGGCGGTTCCGGGCGGCCCGCAGGAAATCAACAGCGCGACGTTCATGGGCGGGCCGGGCGGTGATATGGAGATCGCCAACATGAGCCAGGAGAACCAGACAATGCGGTCGCTGATGGATCGTTCACGCCGTTACCGCAGGTTCATCGCTTGAAGGGAACCCGATGCCTCTGGCTATTCCGCTGAATGACAAGTACGGTTTGCAGACCGCACTCTCTGGGCTTGTGGTCGGTCTTTCTCATGGCATTGCCGAGAAATCGCGATACGAGCGTGAAAGGGCGTGGCGCGAGCGGATGGCGTCCGATGCGAGCGAGCGCGACCGCATGAACTTTGAGCGGCACCGTGCGGCGGCGCAAGAGGACTACAACCGCAACCGCGCCGACAAGCTGGCTGACACGGAAAGCGCGCGGGCGTTTGAGGTGAGCCGCGATCAGGCTCGAACAGACGCCGACATCGCGCAGGGCCAAGAGCTTCTACGGGCGTCTGGCATGGGCGGACAGCCTGATGACTTCTATGTCAACCCCAACGCCCAGCCTGTTGTGCCCCGCGTGGGTCGGCAGGCGGCCGTGTCGATAATCGCCAATCGTCGGCTGGAGGACAGCCAGCGGGCGGCGGTCCAATCGCGTGCCGTAGACGATCGGCGCGCGGAGGATGCTTTGGCCGAAACCAAGCGGCACAACGCGGCGATGGAAGCGCGGCCGAGCGGGAAGGTGCAGTTGACGCCCGAGCAGTGGAAGCAGGCCGAGGCGTTGGCCGCGATCGCGAACGACAAGCGGCAGCCGATGGAGAAGCGGCAGATTGCGGTGACAAGGCTGCGCGAACTGACGGGCCAACCCGTGCCGTACTCAGAGGGCGCGAATGGACGCGATCCCGAGAAGGAGGCGCAAATCAAGTCTCTGGATGCACAAGCCGAGTATTGGCGCGTGCAAGGTAATTCCGACATGCAGGCCGAGGTGTTGGCGAAGAAGGCGCGGCTGATCGGGGGCGGATCCGCGCCCGGAATGCCCACGACGTTCAAGTACCCGGCGGACGTTCAGACCGCGAATGACAAGGCTTTGTATGATCGACTGATGCAGCTCGAATCGGGCCGATAAAGGAACAGCATCATGGCTTCTCTGCCGATCCCCGGAACTGTTCCACGGCTCGCATTCGACGGCAATTCCATCCGCCTCAACAGCGGGGTGGTGGTTGCCTACAGGGAGTCGCCGGTTGGCACGGTCGCGATGTGGCTGACCGCAACGGCACCGAGTGGATGGGTAATCCTTGATGGCGCGGCGATCAGCCGCACGACGTACGCGGACCTGTTCGCTCTATGGGGGACAACGTTTGGGTCTGGCGACGGGACGACGACGTTCAACTTGCCAGACATGCGGCAGAAGTTCCCGCTGGGCAAGGCCGCGAGCGGGACGGGCTCAACGCTGGGCGGGACAGGCGGCACGATCGACCACGTTCATGCGGTTGACGTTGCTTCGACCGTAAGCGGGGTGCCGTCCGCTACGGTAGAGGTGCAGTCTCTTCTGGGCGGTACGGTTGTGGCGACGGGCACGCATACCCACGTCACGGACCCGACGAGCGTAAACAGCGGATCGGCGAACCCGCCGTTTCTGGCGGTCAATTTCATTGTGAGGGCGGTATGACGACGATGAACGAATCCCCGACGCTGGCCGAGTTGAAGCAGCGTGCGATCGACCGCGCGAGACAGACGGGCGAGTTGATCCGGTCGGGCGGCACGCCGACGCTGGCGGATTTGCTGCATCGGCAGAAGGCCAAGGCTCTCGGTCTGATCGACATGGCTGCGCCGGGCGTGGGCTCGGATCAGGACGTATACGAGCAGCACATGCGGCAGACGGAACGGCTCGGGCAGCTCGACGTGGCGAACGCGGCCCCCGCGATTCCCGCGCCGCCCCCGGGCTGGCGTCAGGGTGTGGACGCCCTGAACTTCGGCGATATCCCGATCATCGGCCCGGCCCAGCGGCTTGTTCAGGCGGCGACGGAAACCGAGGGCGAACGGCTCGCCCACCAGTACGCGACGCCCCAGCTTTCAGGCGTGTCTGGATTCGGCGCGAAGGTCGCCCGTATGGCTGGCGGCGTGATGGACCCCGGCGGCTCGGCGGTCGGTACATCGGCGAAAATTCTGGAGCAGGGCGGGAGCCCGGTCGAGGCGGCGTTTGGTGGCGGCGTGGCGGCCATGTCGAACTTTGCTCGCGTGCCTGGGGCCGAGAAGCTGGGCCAGTTCGCGGCGGGTGCGGTGTCGCGATCGGCCCCGGACGTGGTTCGTCGTGGCGTCGGGCTGGCCGCACAGGGCGCGGCGGCGGGCATTGGGCTTGGCGAGGCTCAGGCGTTGGCCGAGGGCGTGGCGGCGGTTCCTCGTGGCATCGGGCAGCAGGCCGAGGCGGGCAACCCCGATCCGATCCGGGCGGCGATCGCCGACGAGGTGAACAGGCTCGTGGCGGCCCAGCCCGACATTCTCGCGTCCGGCGCGTTGGGCGGCGTGGTGGCCGAGGGCGTCATGCGGGGTCTTGGCCGGGCGTTTCAGGGGCGGCAGAACGCAACGAGCCCTAATACTGCGGCATCGGATCGTGCCCCTTCATCTTCCGAATCATCTCAAGGTGGGCCTGTTCGTCGTACACCCGGTGAAGTGCTTCCGGCGGAAAGAACTGATGCTGCACCGCAATATCCCACCCCTCTTGCGTCAGAAACCGCCGCACGGGAGCCCACTTCTGTACAAACACCACGGCCTCAAGAAGTTCGGGAACTTGGATTTGATCGGGCTGTGGAGGCTTCTGTTCCATCCCCCAATCCTATCCGCTCGGGCGACACGCTGGCCGAGGGCTCGACCGTCGCCGACGCGCAGGGCCGATTGCTCGCCGTTGGTGCGACGCTGGGCGACGGGAAGGTGGTGCTCCGCGCCGAGAACGGGAAGACGCTCAGGTTGACGACGGGGGAGATGGAGGCTCGGGGGTGGAGGCGGCAAGTCGGCGATGGTCCTCGTCCAGAACCGACTGGCAATCTCGAATCGAATTCTCAGCGTGACGCCGCCATGTCTGAGTTGCGGACTTCTTCGGATCGGTCAACACCCGACGAAGCATTCCCATCGCGTGCCGCATTGCGTCAATCTGAATCGGTGTCATCCCCCGATCGTACCCCGCCACAGGACGTGTCGCCGAACGCCACAAACCGTGTGGCGGAGGCTGCCCCCGAAGCTGGCCGCGTNNGGTCCGCCGCCCGAGGAGGCTCGTCCGAAGGTCCCAAAGAACTTCCACGACTACGAGGAGATCGTCAACGCCGACCAGCCGAGCGACATGGGCGACACAGAGCCGCCGTCGCTCCGTCCAGAGTCCGAAGTTGGCGGCACCGTGGTATATCGCGGGAACGGATTCGAGATTCGGCAGACCGCAATAGACGAGTTTCAAGCCATCGCTGACGGCAAGAGCGTTGGATACATCAGTACCAACGGGTCTCCCAAGAAGTACCTGCACAAGCCAGGCTACGGGCAAGTGGCGATGAATGTTGATGCGGATTACACGGGTCGAGGCATCGGCAAAGCCCTTCAGTGGGAGTTCCGTAGCCGATACCCGCTCTACGGATCTGGCGGTTTGACCGACGCAGGCCGGGCAGTTCTACGCAAGACGCACGCGAGGCTTGTGCGAGAACAATCCCAAAGTGAAACCGCCTCGCCATCCGGTGCCTCCCCGAAGGGGGGCCAGCAGGCGGAGGGTAGTCCGGCTACTACGGCTGACGAGGCGGATTCGACCCGAAGGGCGAGTGTAATCGATCCCGCGGGTAGCCCAAAGGGCATACATCCGCAGGATACTAGCACCCCCGAGCCCGGCACGCCCGGGTTCCTTGACGGGATGATCCAGAATGCCCAAGCCCGCAAGTCCGAGCGAGCCCAAGCACTCCGCGAAGCCCGCAAGAACGCCAAGCCCGGCGAAAGGCTCGGCGCGTCCATCCTGCCCGACATTGTGGACGACGTGATTATCG